AAAAGATAAGTGAATAATATGAAAATCAAAAGATTTGAATCAAAAGAAGAAAAAGTAAAAGACCAAGAGGTTTTATTTACTGCTAAATCCTTAGAAAAAGATAAGGAAGAAAAACCATCATTCAAGACTGAAGTTGAAGACAATGAAAAGGTTCAAAAGGAATTCAAGAAATCTATGGATAAAATTGAAAAGTTTGAAAACTTCACTATCGAGATTGAGGTTAAAACTGAAGGTGAGGAATCTGAAGAAGAAACTCAAGAAGTTGGATGTGGATGTTGTGATGACTGCAACGGAGAAGATGGATGTGAGTGTGGATGTGACGACTGTGCTTGTGGATCTGATTTAGAGTCAAATCCTGAAAATGATGTTAAAGTTATGAACATACAAGACTTTATCGGTTCATTAAATAAATAAATAATCAATATGGAAATTGTAAAATTCACACAATCTCTTAATGTATCAGAATCTCTTAAATATCATTTAGAGAATAATAAACCTATTACTGAAAATATATTCAGACCAGGTTCGGAGGCTTTCTATGAAGTGATTAAAGAAGCTAGAGAACTATTTGACTTAGGTAAAGTTAATCTATGTGATGTTGATAAAGAATTATATGAGTCAACTGATATTGGTAAGTTTGGAATGTTCAACGGTGAGTTAGTTCCTTTAGATTTGCCAATGGAAAATATAGAAGAGATAAGAGAGGAAGCCGAATATAAAGGTAAAGATGTTAAATTAAATTATCCAATGCGTGGTGGTGCTAAAAAATACTATGTATATGTCAAGAGTGCAAAAGGAAATGTTAAAAAGATATCTTTTGGTGATGTTCACGGTGGATTAACAGCTAAAGTTAGTAATCCTAAAGCAAGAAAGTCATTTGCCGCTAGACATCAGTGTCATTTGAAAAAAGATAAGACTAAAGCTGGATATTGGGCTTGTAGAATAAATAAATACGGTCACTTGTGGGGCGGAAAAACTTATCCGGGGTTCTGGTAAAAAATTATATAACTATGAAACATTTAAAATCATATAAAATATTTGAATCTAGTATAACCGCCATCAGATTAGAGATTCCGTATGAAACATATGCAAAAGATCCTAAAACCGGTGGATTAGATCCTAAAAATAAAATTTCTGGAAAGTCTAAGATTATTGATTATGCTGATAGAAAAATAGTTGTCTTTAATGTTAATGGAATTCACGTTCCATTTTATTTATCATCTGGACATGGTGGTAAAAAAGATGTAACTAGTGGAAAATGGTATCCATTTTTTGGAATATATGAACCAGATAGATGGTTAAATAAGTCAACCTCCAGTGATATCAATAATTATTATGGAGTAGATTTATTAAAACAAATTTCTCAATCACTTGATAGTAAAATAGGTGATATTAGAAATGATAGTTCTATACCAAAAGTTTCACCAACTGGCACACATATAGATTTTATCAATAAAGATTTAACACCGGTTGAGAATGAAAGACCTGATACTAAGATTAAATTTTCTCAAAATTTAGAAAATTTAAAAAGAAAATTAGGTGTATGATACTTCCATTTCAAGAAACTAAATTAAGTGATAATGAATTTATCAGAGTGTTCAGTCAAGATACTGATTCTGGTGAGTTTATGTGGCACCGTGATAGAGAAGGTAGAATAATCGAATCCATTGAAACCACAGACTGGAAAATACAAATAGATAACGAATTACCAAAGGTAATAGAAGGGAAATTATTTATACCAATGGGTGTTTATCACAGACTGATAAAAGGCACAAATGACCTAAAGATTAAGTTAGTAAAATTATAAAGTATAATTTGATATATGGTCAAATCTTGACTCTATAAACTTTTTAAATATTATACATTTCTCAAACTCTTCATCTTCTTCTAACATTCTTAATATTTTATTAAGATATCTTTCAGAGTAAATAGCAAGTCTTTCACTATAAAACTTACCAGACATAACTCGATTGTAAACATTAATTGGGTCTACAGAAACTTGACTTTTCATTTTAATTTTTATTTGTAGTATAATTTTCTTTATAAATTCTAATCACATCATCAAATTCAGTAAGTATACCAGATTTGAATTTTTCATTATCATATTTCTGTTTTAGAATGTATTCTTTAACATAATCCTCATAGTCTAATTGAATAGATATATCAATAGAATCTTCATCAACTTCAACAGACTCATTTACTTCTTCACCATCAACTAACTCTTTTGTTATATCGTCAATATATTCGACAGAAGCAAAGTTACTTTTCTCTAAAATAATTTCTAACTTTCTTCTTAATTTTCTATTAGAAACAAGTAAGTTATTAGATATAGCAATATCAATATAATCTTTAGTATCTTTTAATGATTCTAACTCTTCAACATCATCTTCATTAACAACTCTAACTTTCTTAAATACTGGAGAATATGTATTGTGTACAAACTCAATTGTATCATCTTCTAAGTTTAGAACAGTTATTCCTTTTTGGTCTCCATAATCATTTCTATCCATTTGATATAATGAACCAATAAACATAAAGTTACTGTTTACTTGTCTAATGTGAATATGACCTGAGAATACATTTTTATAAGCTGAGAAGTTCTCAACATCAATCTTATCTGCGTTTCTATGAGCAACTGAGTTTAAGTGCATTCTACAACCATTAAGGTCAGAGTGACACATAAGATAATCTCCTTTATTAGAAGATAACTCATTAATCATATCTACTCTTTTCTCAACCCAAGGCATAAGAACTAATTTTTGACCACCAACTTCTAAAGTTGTTGTTTTCTCATAAACAGTTATATTCTTATTGATATATCCATAAAGACGAACTGAGTTAACTTCATTAGAACCTTTATTCCAAAGGTCGTGGTTACCAACCATAATGTGCATTGGTAGAATATCAGAGACTTCTTTGAGTATTTTTTCTACTTTGTTGAGTACGATAATAGGTAAACTATTTCTATTATCAAACAAGTCACCTAAGTGAATAAGTATATCACCTGGTTTAGCATTTTCTTTTAAGTAAGGTATAACAAAGTTATAAAAAGTAGACTCCATCATATTTAACCATTTATCTAAATTATTAAGATAAATACCAAAATGTGTATCTGTTATCATAAAAACTCTCATCTGCACAGTTTATTTTTAATTATAGTTGGTCATTTTACTATAGTTTAGAAAAAAATCACTTTTTATAACTAATATATACACTAAGAACTAATAAATTATATAGAGACAAAAAATAATATAATATATAAGTTATAATTTGTCAGACAAATTAAATAAAAAATAATATAAAAAGATGGCATTACCACATTTTACACAGGTAAAAGGAGGAGGCTCACCAGGTGGTCCAGGTACACTTCCAGATGAAGTAGTATACCTAAACCTATTTGAGATTACTTTTATCTTACCAGTAATATTAACAGCTCAAGGAAGAGACCCAATTTTATTGTTACAAAATGCAACTAAAATTGATATGAACTTAACTGAATTCGATGTTGCTGCAAAAACACAAAGATTCAAATATTCAACTAGAATGTTTATGGCATCACCTACTAAAACAGATGGTACTCTATCTATTCCAATTCAGGTGAATGTTAACCAAAATGGTTCTCTGGAAACTTGGAATACAATGAAAGCATGGTACGATTTAGTATTTAACTCTCAAAATGGTGGTCTTCACTATAAGAGTGATATTATTGGTACTATCATTGTTAATCAACACGATAAAAAAGGTGTTGTATTAAGACGTGTTACTTTCCAAAACGTACAAATTACAAAATTAGCTGGTTACTCACTTGACTGGTCATCAAACAACATCATTGAATCTTCTCAAGCCGATTTCGTTTATGATTACTTCATTGATGAGTATATCGACCAAAACTTTGGTATTAACCCACCATTAGTAGACGGATATTAATATTTAACAATATAATTAAAAACCCACCAATGGTGGGTTTTTTTATTTTAAACTAGGAAGCATAAAAAAACCAGTATAAATACTGGTTTTAATTTTTTACATACTTGGCATATTAAAATTTCCCATATTACCCATATTTGACGCATTTTTCATCATCGAGTTGGTATCTGGCATACCTTTTTGTTGTGATTCTTCATCTTTTTTTCTATTCGATTCCTCTTCTTCCATAATTTCGTTAACTAACTTAACATTTTCTTCCAACATCCAGAATGGCCAATTATCCATAGCCCACTCTTGTGTGTGGAAATGTTTCTGTAATAGTAACTTATTCTTTAATATATGTTTCAAAGGCATCATGAATAACGAAAATACCTGACGCTCCGTTGGGAAATTGCATGTCCGTGTGGACCTCCTCACCACACTCACACACTTTCTTTAATTCTTTAATACCAAAAGTCATCTTACTAACAGCACCATTTAAGAATTGAAAAGAGATATCATCCATATCTTCAAAATCTTTTAATTTAGCTTTAATACCATCATAAGTTATTGCTGATCTACCAGCCAACATAAATGGAATAATTTTCAAGAACGATAAGTTAGGTGTTCTTTTTTCATTATTTTCTTTAACAATATAATCAGTAAATGCCTTTTGTAATCCAATGTTTGGTGGAGTTAATTCAAAAGTTTTACCATTAACGGTCTTAAAGTTATATGTTCTACTACTTTGGTTAAAGTATTTATCTAGTTTTTCATCAATTTCATGAAAGTGAAAAGTATCTCTTTTCAACTCTAAAGAGACATCAGTTGAACAACTAGGACATTTAGCCGTAACAGCTAAAGAGTTTCCTTGTTGGAAAGTTAATTCTCTAATTAAGAAAATTAAAAATAATCTATCTTGGTCTTTAATCTCCAAAAAAGATCCTAATTTTCCATCAGGAAATTTAATTCTAACACAAGACTTCAAAATGTCATTCATTTTCTCAATAATATCATAGAAGTTTTCATCATCAACCATCGAATAAGCTTGAATTTCTTTAACTTGAGCTGGTCTAATCATAAAGAGTGTACCAGTTGGATAAAATTGACCACAAGGCAATTCTCTAATATCAAAATTAAAGAAATTTAAATCATTTGTTCTTGTGTTATCAACAACAGGTTCCGCAAAAGGAATATCTGAGTTAACAGATTGTTGTTTACCAGTTTCTAAATCAGAAAGGTGTCTTTTTAAGTAGTCTTCTTCCGACATTTCCTGTTTTTGATTGTTATCTGACATATTTGTTATATTATTTTTTTATATTTTATATATTAGTTATATTATTCTCTCTATTATACTAAATAATAACAAATAAGTTTATTTAAAATAAAAAATCCCTCATTTCTGAGGGATTTTCATTGATTTTTATTTAATTCTTATGAGTTGATGAATCCACCCGCACTGATTGCTCCAGTTCTCAAGATTGTAATGTTATTTACAATAACACCCATACCCTTGATTGGTTCAACATATGTATCAAGAACACCAATTTGGTTGTCAATGATTTCAGCTGTGTTGTTTTCATCATCCATTTTATTAAAGTAGTTAAATAAACCATTCTTACTTACATAAGTTTCACAGATAACGTCTGCTCTAAGTTTAATTTCAGCTCTAATATCAGGAGTGTTAAATTTCCATTGGAAGTCTAACAACATTCTTGATAATTCTCTTTCAAGTTCAATCAATACCTCTCTAACGTGAATGTAAGAAAGTGCTGATTTATAAAGAGTTTGTCCAGTATTTTCAGTTTCGATAACGAATCCTCTGTTTCTCTTGAACACTAATGGGTTCATTTGAGCCACATTTAAGAACTCGATGTCACTTGGAGTAAAGTCCATTTCAAGACTATTGATATTTGTAATTCTACCATTAGTAACACCAGCAGCGATAGTCCAAGGAGTAACACTACCAACATTAGAAATGTGTTTTCTCATATAAGTTGTAGCTACATAAGATGCTGGTGGGAAGTCAATTGGTCTACCATTATCATTCACAACAACATAAGGTGTAAAGTAACCTACACAAGTTGTACCAGCACCATCACCAAATGAGTAAAGGAATGCTGGGTTACTTTCAGGGTCACCACCTTTAGCAACATACTCAGCTTGTAAAACACCTTCAGCATTAACGAATGTCGGTGATGAAGAGTTCTTAAAGCTTCTTAACGAAGGCATATTTAAGAATCCAAATGCATCTAATCTATCTCCACAAATATCAAGTAATTGTTGTTTAGATCTTTCTGTTAATCCTAATCCAAAAGAGTCAATTAAATATCTGAAATCAATTGATTCTTTATTTGTTAACGCTTTGAACAATGGTGTTCCTTTTGCGACCAAATTAAGAACTTGATTTTGTTTAGCCTCAGTACCATCTGGCATCGAAGCTTGTCTAATTCTAAATCCTTTAAGAGATATAGCCTTATATGTAGTAGCGTATTGGTCAATTGTTACAAATCTTGTAGTTTGTAAGTCAGTACCAAATAATGTAGTAGCAATTCTAGC